CAAACCCATTCAGTCTGTGTTTGAACGATATATCCAACTACGTGCCGTAAAGTATGTAGACGATATTATTCCCTATACGACTGAAAGTGAACTACTACAACTCATTGAAATTATTCACCCCGATGTAAGAATTATCGGTGAAGAATATCGAGACAAAGATTTTACAGGTAAACAATACTGTCTTGACAATGATATAGATATCTATTACAATAGGCGACAACATGCATTCTCTACAAGTCAGTTAAGAAAACGTGTATCCTTTGGAAATGAGCTTGACAAATGATGTTGAGTGTAGTAGTATACATCTAAATTTATGGAGTGAAAATGAAACCTAAAGAAAAACCACATTATGTAAATAACCGAGACTTCTCTGAAGCGGTGGTTGAGTATGTAAAAGAATGTAATGAAGCACGTGAGAGGGGAGACAAACTTCCTGTTGTCACAGACTATATCGCACAGTGTTTTCTAAAAATCGCAGAAGGGTTATCACATAAGGCAAACTTTGTTCGTTATACCTATCGTGAAGAGATGGTGATGGATGCCGTTGAAAATTGTCTCAAAGCAATTGGAAACTACAATATAGAAGCATCTACTCGAACAGGTAAACCTAATGCATTTTCATACTTCACTCAAATCTCTTGGTATGCATTCCTACGTAGAATTGAGAAAGAGAAGAAACAACAAGATATCAAGATGAAATATATTGCACAGAGTGGTATCGAAGAGTTTCTTGAAGAGAGTGGCGAAGCAAACTCAGGTGCAATTGCACAACACTTTGTGGATACACTTCGATTGCGTATTGATACCGTCAAAGGTGCAGACGCAGAATTCAAAGAGTATTACTCCCAAGAGAAAAAGAAGAGACGCAGACGCACAGTCAAAGTGGACTCTGACCTATCGGACTTTATTGTAGATTAACGCTGACGTGGCCGAATGGTAAGGCAACTGATTTGTAATCAGTAGATTGGGAGTTCGATTCTCTCCGTCAGCACCACACTTGACAAAACATGATGGAGGTGTTATTATATGTGGAAATATGAATGTGAAAATGGGGTCTATTCAGCTGACTCCCTTGTTTCGTTATTATGGTTAATGTTTACTCACCGACTAGAACATTTGGTGAGAGACGGCAAATATATGGACTGATATGAAAATTGCAATCTTAAATGATACCCACTGCGGTATTCGAAATTCTTCTGATATTTTTATGAACTATCAGGAACGATTCTATAGTGACTGTTTTTTTCCCTATCTGTTAGAGAATAACATCACTCAGATTTTACACCTTGGTGACTACTATGATAATCGTAAGACTATCAACTTCAAGGCGTTGAATCACAATCGTAAAATCTTTCTTGAGAAGTTGCGTGACTATGGTATCACTATGGATATCATTCCAGGCAATCATGATACTTATTTCAAGAACACCAACGAACTAAATGCACTGAAAGAACTTCAGGGTCATTACATGAATGAGGTTAATCTTGTCATGGAGCCAACGGTGATGGACTATGACGGATGTAAGATTGCACTTATTCCGTGGATAAATGATGAGAACGAAAAAGACACCTTGAAGTTTCTTGAGAACTGTAAGGCAAATATTATCGGCGCTCACCTTGAACTCAAAGGATTTGAGATGCAGAAAGGTATGCCTTGTATGGATGGTATGGACATCAAACCGTTTACTCGTTTCGATATGGTATTGACAGGACACTTCCATGCGAAGTCAAGTCAGAATAATATTCATTATCTTGGCGCACAGATGGAGTTCTTTTGGAATGATGCTCATGATGATAAGTTCTTTCACATCTTTGATACCGAAACACTTGAGTTGACTCCTGTTCGTAATCCAATCACCATCTATGAAAAAATTTACTATGACCACGAGAAGATGAATAAGTTCCAAGATTTATCTTATTTGGACGACAAGTTTGTCAAGGTCATCGTTACCAATAAGGGTGACCCGATTGAGTTCGAAAAGTTTATTGACCGTGTTCAGGCACAGAAGATTCACGAACTGAAAATCGCCGAAGACTTCAAAGAGTTCCTTGGTTCAAATGTCGAGGATGGTGAAATTAATCTAGAGGATACCGAAACAATTGTCTATGAATATATCGACAACGTGGTGACGGATTTGGATAAAGACCGTATCAAAACTGAGATATCAAATCTCATGATTGAAGCACAGAATATGGAGGTTGTGTAATGAATGGTAAGACCGCAAAACTATTCCGTAAAGCAGGACTTGATAGACGAGCAAAGAAAGACTACAATCGTCTGTCATGGAAAGATAAGACACAGTTCACAGAACTGTTGAGAGGAATGATTAATAAAGATGGCAGCAAAGAATGATATCACAGGTGATACTATATCATCGAAAAAAAGTAACGACAAGTATCGTGACAACTACGATAAGATTTTTAAGAAAAAAGACTTGACATTTTGGGAACACTACTGTATAGTAGATGATACTATCTATGGAGTGGAAAAGGGACACCCATGCAATTGGTGTGGTAAGTCCGAGGAAGATTTTAAGGTTTGATTAATTTTGAAAAGTTACGTTACAAGAATTTCTTGTCAACGGGTAATACGTTTACCGAAATAGATTTTGAAACGTCTCCGACAACTTTGATTGTTGGACACAACGGTGCGGGTAAGTCTACTTTACTCGATGCACTTGCATTTGCGTTATTTGGTAAACCGCATCGTAAGATTTCTAAAGGTCAACTGGTGAATAGTGTCAACGGCAAAGGCACGTTGGTCGAGGTTGAGTTTAGAATTGGTTCACAGAACTATAAGATTGTTCGTGGTATCAAACCCAACAAGTTTGAGGTTTGGGTGAATGGTAATATGGTGAATCAAAATTCTCATGCAAAGGACTATCAGTCTTTACTTGAGAAGAACATTATCAAGTTGAATCACAAATCTTTTCATCAGATTGTGGTTCTTGGGTCTTCGTCCTTCGTGCCGTTTATGCAACTCACCTCTCAAGCTAGGCGTGATGTGATTGAAGACCTACTTGATATCAATATGTTCTCTAAGATGAATGGACTTCTCAAAGAGAAAGTTGCACTCCTGAAAGATAAGATAACAAACAACGGTCATCAAATCGAAGTTGCAAATACAAAAATCAATGCACAGAAGAGACTTATATCTGAGTTGGTATCGGTTAATGTTCATCAAAAGAAACAGAAACAAAACACCATTGATGAACATCAAAAAGAGATTGAAACTATAAATACTCGTGCAGATGAATTAAATCAAATGGTTGAAAAACATCTGCCAGTTACTCAAAAACAAATTGACAAAGCAACTCAGCTTAAGGAGAAACTGAATGGATTCCAATCTGACTACCGAAGTAAAATCCGAACCGCAAAGCAACAATCCAAGTTCTTTACCGAACACGAACACTGTCCTACGTGTGACCAACCCGTGGAAGAAGAACACCGCCAAAAAAAGATTGCTACAGCAGAGCAGAAGGCGACAACAATTTCGGAGGGTCTCGAAAAGGTAACTGCTGAGATTGAAAAACAACAGTCCATCCTTGATGGATGTGCTGAACAACTAGACATCGTTAGAGAGTGGCAAACTGAATCGGCATCATGTTCCGCTGAGATTCGTCAACTTCATAATTCTATCACCAACATACAAAAACAAATCGATGAACTTAACGATGAAAAGGGTGACCTATCAGAAGCGAATAAGGAACTAGAGGTTCTTCGTGAGAACAAGGAATCCCTACAGGAACACAAGTATAAGTTGAACGAAGAGTATTCGTATCAACAGGTGTTGGGTGAATTACTCAAAGACCAAGGTATCAAGTCTAAGATTATCAAACAGTATCTTCCTGTGATTAATCAGTTGACTAACCAATACCTACAGACACTTGATTTTTTTGTTCACTTTGATTTGGACGAAAGTTTCCAAGAGACTATTCGTTCCCGTCATCGTGACAACTTCACCTATGATTCATTCAGTGAAGGTGAAAAACAAAGAATTGACTTATCACTATTATTTACTTGGAGACAGATTGCCAAGATGAAGAATAGTGTAGCAACCAATCTTCTTATTCTTGATGAGACATTCGATTCGTCCTTGGATACGGACGGAGTAGATAATCTTCTCAAGATACTACAATCCTTGGGTGAAGATACCAATGTATTTGTTATCTCTCACAAAGGTGAGTTAGAAGACGCATCCTTCAATCGCAAGATTGAGTTTGTGAAAGAACGGAACTTTTCGAAAATAAAGTCTTGACATTTTCTGTTCACCATGTCATAATGCATGAAATTAATCAAAGGAGTATATTATGGAATTGACTGATAAGACGTTGAGAGTTCTACAGAACTTTGCAACGATTAATCCCAACCTTGTGTTCTCAGAAGGGAATACATTGAAAACTATTTCAGTAGCACGTAATGTTCTATCTTCCACAACCGTTGAGGAAACCTTTCCTCAACAGTTTGGAATTTATGACCTGAACGAGTTTCTGAATGTTCTGAATCTAGTTGACAAACCTAATCTGAAGTTTGAGTCTGACTATGTTGTGGTCTCTGACAATACAGGACGTAGTAACGTCAAGTATTTCTATTCGGATGTGGATATGTTGACTTCGCCTGGCAAAGACATTGTGATGCCTGAAGCGGAAGTTAACTTTGTTATAGATACAGACACGTTGAATCGAATCAAGAAAGCAGCTGCTGTTCTTGGTCATGCCGAAGTATCAATCACATCAAGTAATGGTGCGGTGACACTGAGTGTTATTGACAGTAAAGATTCGACATCGAATGCTTTCTCTATTGACGTAGAGGGAGACTATCCTGAAGGAGTTGATTTCAACTTTGTTTTGAACGTCAACAACATTAAGGTTGTAAACGAAGACTTTGCGGTTTCTATTTCTTCGAAACTTATTTCGAGGTGGAAGTCTCAACAGTCAGCGATTGAATATTTTATTGCACTTGAAAAATCATCAACTTATGGAGCATAAAGATGGCAAAAGCAGAAAAAGACCACAGTGAGATTTACGACTTGGCAAACCGTGTCGCCCGTTCTACAGTAGCGGTAGTTGATACAGTTGTCCAACGTGGTGGATTCAAAGGTGAGGAACTATCAACGATTGGTCAACTTCGTGACCAAGCGGTTCAAATTGTGCAACTGTGTGAACAGTTCCAAGGCGAACAAGGTGTTGACAACGAATAACATTCTGTGTTATAATACCTTTGATTGGATGGGGACTCCAAAGTCCCCTCACTTTTTTATTATGGAGACGTTATGTCTAATGACTTTTTATGGGTGGAAAAATATCGTCCTCGCACTGTCGAGGAAACTATTCTTCCCAATACACTAAAATATACCTTTCAGAAGATTGTAGAAGGCGGTGAACTGCCGAATATGATGTTCACTGGAACTGCGGGTCTTGGTAAGACCACGGTTGCCCGTGCAATCTGCAATCAATTGAACCTAGACTATATTGTCATCAACGGTTCTGAAGAAGGTAACATCGATACCCTTCGGGGTAAAATCAAACAGTTCGCCTCATCGGTTTCTCTCTCAGGTGGTTACAAAGTAGTCATCCTAGATGAGGCGGATTACCTTAATCCACAATCAACTCAACCCGCACTGCGTGGATTCATAGAGGAGTTTGCGGATAACTGTCGATTCATTCTTACTTGTAACTTCAAGAATCGTGTCATCGAACCGTTGCATTCTCGTTGCGGTATCTATGAGTTCAATACTACCAAACGTGACATGGCGATTCTGTGTGGTCAGTTCATGAAACGACTACAGACCATTCTTGCAGAAGAAGGTATATCCTACAATCCTAAAACCATTGCGGGTCTGATTGAGAAACATGCTCCTGATTGGAGACGTGTTCTTAACGAAGCACAACGTGGTTCTATCGGTGGTAATATTGACACTGCAATTATCATTAATGACGAAAATGATAACTACAATGACCTGTTCAAGGCACTCAAGGAGAAAGACTTCAAGAAGATGCGTAGGTGGGTA